TTATAAATTCAATACTAGATGTGAGATCTTGGATGGTGGAAATGGAGTACACGCACCAAAAGTTTTAGAAACTTGGGTAATTACTGGATGTTATCTATCCAATGTAAACTATGGTGATTTGAACTATGGTGCAAGTGAACCAGTAACTATTGCAATGACTATACGATTTGACAATGCAGTACAGACCTCGATTGGAGATGGAGTTGGTGCGGAGGTTGGCAGAACGTTGGGTGATATTGTAACAGGTTAATATGGGTTTATTAGACAAAGTTGGTGATTTTGCTGGTGATAAAATCAGCGGAATCGCTAACAACTTCGGTAGCCAATTAGGTGACCAATTCAGCGGATTTGCTGGTGGGGTTGCACAAGGCTTTTTTGGTGCGGATGATTTAAAAGATTACAAGCATGCATCTAAAACATTCGTTTCGGATGGGTATGCGTTAGCACCGAATAACAAATTTCTTTTTCATGTTTACTTTAATTTAAACACTGCCGGAATTCCTGGATTATCAAAGATAATGGGAAGTCCAGTTGAAAAAGCAACATTGGGTATGTTAGTTAAAACAATAACATTGCCGTCATTTGATATAGAAGTAGATGAAGTAAATCAATATAATCGTAAACGATACATCCAGAAGAAAATAGAATATAAACCAGTGCAGGTTACAATGCATGATGATGGGAGTGATAAGATTAGATCAATGTGGTATAACTACTACAATTATTACTATCATGATTCTGGCAGTAGATATGAACCTGGTTCGGGTGGACAAGCATATACAGCACGTGATATGTATGATAATCATCAAGTCGAGACTGATTGGGGTTATAATGGACAAGGTCCAAATAATGCGATAGGTGGAGGGGATGTTAAACCTCATTTTTTCCAAGATATAACGATATATGGTTTTAACAGGGGCAACTTTGTTCAATATACATTGGTAAATCCGTCTATAACATCGTGGGAGCATGATACCTATGATTATTCTGCTGGCGGTGAAGTTATGCAACATACAATGAGTATGGTGTATGAAACGGTGAAATATAGTCGTGGTAAGATTGGCGAAGGTGTTATGGGTTACCAAGACCCAGCGATGTATGATACCTCTCCTAGTAAATTATCTAAACCTGGGTCAACTGCTAGTTTATTTGGACAAGGGGGATTGGCAGATGCAGGATCTGGAATATATGAAGATTTAGCAAATGGTAATATATTGGGTGCTATTCAAAAAAGTGGCAGTGTATATGAAACATTTAAGAATGCTAATCTAAGTGAGGTAATAAGCACTGATTTAGTTAATGAAGGCATCACCCAAGGGTTAAGTATGCTAAAAGGACCAGGTATTAGCAATGCGGCTAGTAACTTCTCTTTTGGTGGATCAATGCCTGATGTGTTGAAGAGTGCTAAATTACCTGTGACCCCACAAACCCCCCAATTGAAGAATTTCTTTGGTTCTAGTGAGATGAAGGATTATAAACTTGGTGGAATGAGTATGGCTAGTGTACAAGGCAATCTTCCATCCAAATGGCCGAGCATGGATGGAGATTTAACTCAATCATTGGGTAATATGAATGTTGGTGGAGATCAGGCATGGACTAACGCAGATGGTTCTAAAATGACTGATGCAGAAATTAAGGCAAGTCAATCACAGTATTATTAAATTATGGCAACTATTAATATTCCTTCGTTCCAAGACAAAAATGTATTGATCTACAATGATTTTTTAAAGCAGGCTAATGCTGATGTTTTTGATGATGAATTTATGTATGACATAGATTATAATCCAGTACAAGCATCAACCCCATATCAGGTAGATGATTCCCAAACAGACAACTCCCCAAAATCTGGTCCAACAGGCACAGGTGCAAATGAATATGATATTATAAATTCATTCTTTAAGCAGAAGATGAATGATGATACCATTGCTGATGTTTATACTATGTACCTATTTAAAATATCAAAGTATTCGCAAACACCAGTTATGTCTATAGTTGATACTATGAAAGATCAAGATAAGTTATCAATTACAGGTATAATGGCTTATTTTTTGAATAAGCTAAGGTCAAAACATGTGTTATTTGGGGTTCATAATATAATTACACCAAATCATTATACAGCTAGAAATATCGTAATCTAATGGGTAGGTTTTCCCAAGGGGATTACACAGTAAAAAATACTAAAAAATATGTTGGTAAAGGAGTACCAAAGTACAGATCATCGTGGGAATTGGATATGTTCAGATTTTGTGATACTAATCCGCATATTTTAGAATGGGCAAGTGAACCTATAAGAATTCCATATTTTAATCCGTTCAAGGGCAAAAAAACAACATATGTTCCAGATTTGCTTATCAAGTACAAGAACAAACAAAACATTATCGTAGTGGAACTGATTGAAATAAAACCAAAGAAGCAGAGTATGATCACTGAGAAATCCAATAGCAAGGATCGGATGATAGTTCAATTGAATCATGCCAAATGGGAACAGGCGGTGAAATGGTGTGCATTGCATAGCATCACATTCCGTGTGGTAACAGAAGATCAGCTTTACCATAACGGTAGGAAAAGTTACTAAATATCAGTATGAAAAAATTAGAAGAATTATTTAATTTGCCAACTGATGTTTTGTTGGATGAGGTAGTTCCTGAATCGGAGAAGGTAAGTGAGATAATGTCGGTGGATATATTATCTAGCATAGATAAAATTGAATCAGCATTGCCTATGGTTCGTGGGTTAGAATCAAGCGATTCAGAAATGGACGCACTTGCCACCCTTGCTACAGAAAGTTATAAAGACTTGATGGACTTGGGAATGAATGTGGAAGCAAGATGGTCTAGTGAAATATTTAATTCTGCTGGTTCTATGCTAGGGCATGCTATTACTGCAAGAACTGCTAAAATAAACAAAAAATTAAAAATGATTGATTTGCAACTTAAAAAAGCAAAATTGGATCAAACAGGTGTGGATCAATTCCCGACAGAAGAAGGCACTATATTAGACAGGAATGAATTGTTGGAACGATTGATTAACGGCAAAGGGGATGCTAGTTAATGAATTTATACAAGTATCACAATGACAAGGAATCATTACTATATGACGAAGGCAGTGTTATGGCAGGGATGCTAGATAGCATGATTGCAGAATACAAGGCTCAATCAGAATTAGCAATGCAACATAATTATTTCTCCGATTACGATGCGGAAAGAGATTACGATATTGAAGAGTGGCTATTAAATGGGGATAACTCCACCCAAAAGGATTTGTATATGGATGATTATGCACTTATTACTGGGGTAGAACAAGCAACATCAGATAACGGTGGAGGAATTGTGTTGGTTAATTCATATGGTGACTATGGTGACGCATACGATGAAGATTGGTAAACAAAGTATTAAACTAATGCTAAATATAATATAAGCATTAAACAGACAGGATTTATAAAAAATGAAATCATTAAATGAATATTTAATAGAATCGAAACAAGATTATAGTTATAGAATAAAAATCGCTGGTGATTTATCAGACGAAACAGTAGATCAACTGGAGAAAGCATTTGCGGCATTTGATTTGGTTAACCTAACTGGACCAAAAAAGACACCAGTTACTAAAAAACCATTGGGGTTCAACGGTTTAGAGAACGAAACAGTTAATATATTAGATGCAACATTTAGTTATCCAGCTTCCACCGAACAATTTGTAGAAATTGCAAAACAATGCGGTGTGGCAGCGAATAGAATTATTGTTCTTAACAAAGCATTCGATGATAGTATGAATGATGAAGAATCCAATAAAGAAAAATCAGACAACGATGGTTTGCTAGGCAGAGATTTGCCGAATGATTCAGCAGAACACAAAAAAGCTAATAAAGACTATGGTGATTCTTATCAAGCTGATGCGATACAAAATCGTGCCAAAAATGAATATACAGTAGCTGGTGGCAAGACTCCTAGGGCAAAGACCACTAATGACCTACCGCAAGGAACTAAAAGTCCATTTACACAGGACAATAGAGAAAAGGTATAATGCAACTTTTTGAAACACCAACGGTAACAAGTGATATAAATGGACATCATGTAAAAGATCAGGATGGGAAGACTATACAATCATTTCCGCGTAGTCCAGAAGGATTAAAAGCATCAAAACAGTATATGTATAAACATCACAAAAATTTAAGTGTTTCGCAAAAAAAAGCATCGGAACAACAAACACAAATGCAACAAGCATTAGCGGCTACCGAATTGCCGACAGAGAGCAAAGAACAGGATAAAACTATGACTAAATTAGAAGAAATGTATGAAAATGCATTAAATGAAACAATTACTATTACTACAAATACAAGTGATAACCCAGATGAAATAGATGGTATTAAAGTAAATGCACAAGATGCAGATGCAAATGAATTAATGAGTATGCTGAAAATGGCAGGGATTGGAACAAGCAATGAACCGGCATACCAAGAGATAGAATTTGAACCAGACACATCTATCGCACCGATGGATGCTGTTGGTGATATGTCAGGGTTGCTTGATATAGTTGACTTGGGCGATGAAGGGTGTACTGATTGTGGATGTGATATGGATGAAGACACTGACTATGCAAATGCACCAGATGAAGTATATGGTGATGCAGATTTACAAATGAGTATGTCGGGTGGGCTGAATAGTCCTTCAAAATCATACCACCCTGTTGCTGGGGGTGATAACCCAATGGCATTAGAAAGTGATGGATTAAATGAAGATGATCCGTTTGGCCCTGACTGGGAAGCAAACCAGCCCCCAGAATATCACGATCGCAAGGCAAGCAATACAAGAATGATGCAAAATAAGGCACGTATGAGGGCACGACACCTAGAACAAATGTCAGATGGGGAAAGGGGTAGGTATCTTCAACGCAAAGCGGATGACCAAGCTGGGCGTAAAACGTGGGTAGGTCCGGAAACTAGAGTCAAATGAGTATTGAAGCAGAGTGGCTATTAGCATTGGTTGCTTTTCCAGTAATTGGGTTCTTTTTTAAAATGTTTATGAACAATTTCGCTAGACATGATGAAAGATTAGACCAAATGGAAAGAGATTTAGTTTCTAAAGAAGAATGGGAAAGGGAATTATCCAGAACTAACAAGATTGTAGGTGAACTGTATAATAACAAAGCCGACAAAGAATTATTGCATGCAATCAAGGAAAAATAGAAAATGAATGAAGCCGACATGATAAAAAGATATCAGGATATAATCAATCGAGATGAAATTTTAAACGAGAATCCGACATTTTCGGAAATAACGGAAGATGATCTTAATCCAGAATTAACGGAAGCATCACGCGAAAAACGGTATGTTGTTGAATTCTCGATGCGTATGTGGGACTCCGATGATGAAGCAATAATGGCACAAGCTGAAAAGTTTGTTCAAGAATTAGACCACAAATTTGATAATTCACCAGTACTACATAGTGTATACGAACAACCATTTGGTACATTAGGTAATAGAGAAGTTTTTAACAGAGATTAAATATGAATAACCATGATAATATGAAGCAATTGATGGAAACAGTAGATCCATACCAACCATTAAATGAAGCACCAAGGCACATCGGCGGCAACGAAAGATATTCTTCGAATAATACTATTGATATTAATATCCCACCGCGCAACCCGAAACATAATGCTAATGCACCCGATGCATATGCAGAATTCAAAGAATGGTTAGAATCATCGCCAGTTCAATGGGATATCAATGAAACTATGAGTGGTGAAGTTGTAGTAAGATTTAAAGTTTAACCTTGGGACCGCTAGGGTTATGACGGTGCTAACCACCACATAGTACGCTTTCGCTACCAGCAGACTTGAAAAACGAGACTGAACCTGCTTTCTAGTAGGTTTTTTGCCATTTGATTAAATAACCATATGTTACTAGTTAATGATATTGCCCGTATCCACCTTGAACTTTCATCATTGTGCAATGCGCGATGCCCTGTATGTCCTCGTAATTTTTATGGACAGCCATACAATGATGGATATATTGAACGTAACCTAACATTGGCTGATGTCCAGTCAATATTTGATAATAATTTCCTTGACCAAATAAAACGGATAAGAATTAATGGTAACTTTGGTGATTTTATAATGAATCCAGAAAGTGCCGATATTATAGAATGGTTATTAAAACAAAATGGCAATATTGCTGTATTTGTATCTACTAATGGTTCAGGGAGAAGAACTGATTTCTGGGAAAGACTAGGTAAATTAGGAATAACTATATCGTTCTGCATTGATGGGTTATATGACACACATGTAATATATAGACAAAATACATCTCTTAATGTTATTTTAAAAAATGCCGAAGTATTTATAAATGCAGGTGGTAAAGCTATTTGTAGTACAATTGATTTTGCTTATAATAAAACACAACGCAATGAAATCCGCCAAATAACTGAAAATATAGGATTCAGTGCGTTTAATTTAGTGCATAATACAAGACATGATTTGAATGTGCATAATAAGAGGGGGGGGACAGATTCATTTGATACAAGATAATGAAGATAATGAAGATGTTAACTATCCTTACTCAATAGAACATCGAAAAACCAGTGAAGTCCTGTTGGAAGATATAGTGGATAAAAAAACTCCTAGAAAAATAGACTGTGAAATTAAACATACCAATGAAATATATATATCATCATTGGGAGATGTTTATCCATGTTGCTATTTGGGGTTTGAACCAAAAACATATGGCAATGGCATTTACCATCAAGCAGCAAACAATCAATTTAAGCATCTAATCCAGTATAATAATGCTATTAAGTATTCGATAGGACAATGTATTGAATGGTTTTCTAATGTATCTAATACTTGGACTAAAAACACATTTGAAGATGGAAAGCTAGTAATTTGCAATGATAATTGTGGTGGTTAGGTAAATAACCGCATGAAATCATTGGATGGTGTATTAACTAAAAAAGCACATGTCAAAACGGCATACACCGATGGCCAAATTACTGACTTTGTTGAGTGTGTTAATCCAGTAAGTGGACCACATTACTTTATGAAGAACTTCTTCTGGATACAGCATCCCACTAAGGGAAAACTAATGTATGATCCTTATCCATTTCAGATAGGATTAGTAGATACATATCATAACTATGATCATTCGATAGCGTTACTTGGCAGGCAATTGGGAAAAACTACAGCAGCGTCTGGCTATTTGTTGTGGTTTGCAATGTTTAAACCATCATCGACTATTTTAATTGCAGCACACAAATACGATGGTGCTTTAGAAATTATGCAACGTATTCGTTATGCATACGAATTATGTCCAGATCATATCAGGGCTGGTGCTACCAGTTACAACAAAGGTTCAATTGAATTCGATAATGGTAGCAGAATAATTTCTCAAGCAACCACAGAGAACACAGGGCGCGGGCTATCTATAACATGTGTTTCAACGCAGAATAGCAAAGTTACAGTACGAGATAAAGAAACTGGAAATGTTATGCAAATTACCATTAACGAGCTTATCCAGTTAAATAGAGGTATGCAATAGGAGAAAGTATGGAAAATTATGGATATGTTTATTTAATAACAAATAAAATTAATAATAAGAAATATGTAGGAATGCGGGCATCATCTACCTTTGATGATTTTTATTGGGGCTCTGGAAAAGTAATTAAGAATGCAATTAACAAATATGGAACTAACAGCTTTGAACGCAGTATACTTCATTGGTGTGCAACGGCTACTGAGTTATCTGATACAGAATATGATGAATTACAAAATCGGAATGTAGCTGAATCAGATGAATATTATAATATAATAGCATCCAAAACACCTATATTATTTGGGGAAGATAATGGTTTTTATGGAAAGAAACATACATCGGCTACTAAAAAACTAATATCTAAAAAATTGTCTGGAAGAGTTAGAAGCCCTGAAGAACAACAAAAAAGAAACGAATACTGGGATACTGAAGCTGGTATATTACGCAAAGAATTACTATCAAAAGAACGATCTCGATGGACACTATCTGAAGAACATAAGAATAAAATAAGCAACAGTTTAAAGAAAAAGTCTGATATCATATCTAAACAAAAGAAAGAGTTTTATCAAACACATAAAGGAAAAAAATTAAGAGAAATTCTTGCAATTAGTGCCAAGGAGCGGTTTAGTGGTGTCCCTAAAACCCAAGAACATAGAAAAAAGATTTCAGATGCATTGGTAGGTATTAGCAGAAGAAACCCACAAAATACAGATCCTGAGAAAATAAGAAAAACAGCAGAAAAACACAAAGGAATGAAGAGAAGTGCGGAAGCTAAGAAAAAAATGTCTTTAGCCGCCAAAGCAAGAGGACCTAATAATAAAGGATGTTTTTATATCCATTCAGCTAGCACATTGGAAGTAAAGATGCTGAAAAAAGGGGAAGTAATTCCAGAAGGATATAGGAAAGGTTATGGTCGTAGAAAAAAATAGTAGATTCGAAGTACTAACAGATGATGGATTTAAAGATTTTGAAGGAATATCTGTAAGTGTAAAAGAAACATATAGGTTATTATTAGAAGAATCATCGATAGAATGCACGCAAGATCATTTATTTTTTTCTATCACATCAAATGAATGGGTTGAGTTTAATGATATTTCAATAGGTGATAATATAAAAACTGCGTCAGGTCAAGAGAGATGTATTGGCACTGAATATGTCGGTGTGCAAGAAGTCTCGGATTTGTTAAATGTCAAGGATACGAATTCGTTTGTGGCTAATAATATAATTGTTCACAATTGTTTGTATCTAGATGAATTTTCCTTCGTGCCACCAAATATTGCCAAATTATTTTGGACTTCTATTTCGCCTACATTGTCAACTGGTGGTAAATCTATGATTACTAGTACACCCAATAATGATGAAGATCAGTTCGCTACTATATGGAAAGGGGCAAACAAGCAAGAGGATGAATACGGAAACCCAACCGAATTGGGAATTAATGGATATAGACCGTATTCAGCGATATGGAGTGATCACCCTGATCGAGATGCTGCTTGGGAGAAAAAAGAAAGGGCTAAAATGGAACCTGATCAATTCGAACGCGAACACAACTGTAAATTCGTGTCGTTTGAAGAAACTTTAATAAATTCAATGGTTTTATCAGAGATGCAAGGCATTGACCCAATCAGAATGCAAGGACAAGTTAGGTGGTATAAAGAACCCAGAAAAGATACTATATATTGTATATCGTTAGACCCCAGTATAGGCACTGGTGGGGATTATGCAGGTATACAAGTGTTTGAAGCTAATACCACAACACAAGTTGCAGAATGGAAGCATAATATGACACCTATTCCAGCACAGATAAAGATAATGAGTGATATAATGCATTATATTGATGAAAAGACCCCTGTCAATAAAAACAATATATATTTTAGTGTTGAGAATAACACGGTGGGTGAAGCTGCATTAATTTCCATTAATGAATTTGGTGAAGAGAATATGGGTGGTATTTTTGTATCAGAAACAAAAAAAACACGTAGTACTAGAATAGCAAGGAAAGGATTCAATACAAATAAAACCACAAAAACAGAAGCATGTTCTAAGTTAAAATCGTTAGTTGAATCAGATAGATTAACCATTTATAGCAAACCGTTAATAAGTGAATTAAAGGTTTTTATTAGCAAGGGTGTTAGTTACGAAGCAAAGCAAGGGGAAAATGATGACTTGGTGATGTCATTGTTGATAATTGTGCGGATGATGCAACAACTAAAAACGTATGATTCTGGACTTAGTGCCCAAATGCAAGATCATGGGGATGTTTCAATATCCCCAATGCCATTTATTATGTTTTAGGTAAATATCGGTATGCTTATTGAAGAATTAATACCACTGAATGAAATGATCATTCGCCACCGCACAGCCGGTGAAGGAACCACGGTAGTCGCACATCGTGGCAGTATATGGGTTTTTGATACCAAGTAAGTTCTTTCTGGAGATAATAGCTAATATGGGGATGGAAGAATCCGATGACTGGATCACATTTGATAATTTAGCAGATTTTATGGTTGCAAACAAAATTTGGGATGACCGTGGATACTATTATGAAGGAATGGAAGATGAAGACTATGAATAATAATTTAGCTAAATACAATTTATGAGTGATAGTATATCCAAAGACTTATTTGATTTATTAATAAGCAAAGATTTTGAAGTAAAGACTTTTGATTCTGGTGGCAAATCCGTGCTAGATGTAGAGGATGCTAGTATATTCAGGTTTGACTTCACGGTTGGCAAGAATAATTATGGCACTGCTGTAATTCTAATAGATGATGAATCAAATTTTGAGTTATTCTTCGGTGATAACATTGGTAAGTCAATGCGTGGCAAAGACAAGAACTATTGGTATGATTTTCTTTATATTCTGAAACAGTTCTCAATACGGCATCTTAAAAAATTCAAACCATCAAATATGAATAAAATGAAATACAATATGCAAGGCATTGCGGCTATTAAAGAGGGCTTGTTTGAAGGGAAATGGACTGGAACATCTAAAACAAGTTATAATCCACAATCCAAAAAAGTTCGCATTATTGCGAAACATAATAAACGACTAGGCGAAGACGACGCTAGATTTCGCAATATTAAATCACTATTCGTTGAAAATGGTGATGGTGAACGATTTAAATTACCGTTCGTGAATGTAGGTGGTGCTAGAGCAATGGCACGGCATGTATCAGAGGGTGGAAATCCATATGACCAATTTGGTGTTCATATATCTGAAACAGTAAAGGATATTGCTACTATGGGTGGATTTTTGAGAATAAGATCACTTAATGAACAAGAGGGTGAAATTAACCAGATTCGTGAAAAATGTAAAGAACATTATAATGGGTTGCGAAGCAAGATGAGATCGTTGTCTAGTAAGCGTGGCTATAAAAAATATGCTGAATCGTGGAAACCATTGCAGATAGAAGAAAATGAAGCGATTACTGATGCGTTGCGCAATGTATTCATTAAAGATCCAGTAAATGAAAAGATTGAAAATGCATTGCCATTGATATCACGATTGCAACAAATGGCAGAAGGTGATGTGATGCCGGGGCAGTTAACAACTGAACACACAAGAGAGAACAAAGATATGAAGCAAATAGATGAATTTAACGACTGGGCGCACAAAGTCACAGAAGGTGAGGTAATACAGGGACCGTGGACTAATAACAGAGTAGTAAATCCACCTGCTTCTAATGTTGAAAAATTAATGCCAATGTGGAATTCGAACACACAAGAGGTAGTAACAGCAGATTCTGAAATGTCAGGGGAAGTAGAAGATTTCGAACATTTTGAAGTGGTATATTTTGATAAAGATCCTAATGTTAGTGTTAGAATAGTCGGTGTTACAGCAGACAATCAGCGTGTAGCAATTGGTAATATATCTAGAGAAAAGGCTGAAATGTATGTAAATCGGTTTAATCACCACTTAAAGAATAAAAATATAACAGAAGGAACTTGGGTAATACCAAAAACAAATACACAATTAGAACAATTACGTCAAGTATTGAGTAAACCAATTCCTGCGTCAGATGCGGGAACCATAATATACCATATCATTGGTGATGATGACTTGTTTGATGAATTGGATGCGTTAAATGAGATAGATCCCACTATGGATGTAAGACCTACTATAATAGAATGGATTAAAGAAAATAACGGAAAGTTCAAAGGAATGGTAGATTTATCTACCGTAATAGATGAACCAACCAATGAGTTATCCAATGCATTAAAACAAATTGGATTGGGTGAAGATATTTCCAATACCCCATTCCCCACAGAACAATTAGCAGAAAAGTTCAAGGAACCTATCCCAGTTGGTGTGAATGCATTGAATGTACAAGAAATGTTAGATGAATTAGTTGACGAAGAAGAGTTAATGGCACAATTAGCTGATGTCGCAGAGAGTGATCCAGAAGCGGATGCACGTCCTATTATAGTAGATTGGTTATATGAGAATGGGTATGATTATGTTGCTGATCGATTAGGATACGAACAAGATCAAGAGGTTGCTGGTGGTGATCAGGTAGATGATTTAATAAACGATGTTGAATCGGATGAAGAGGGTATGCAGGAAGGTTTTGATAATGACCCCTCTTTGGGTGATTGGATTACCTCGCCATGGGATTCGTTTAACAAGAAAGCAGATAATGATAACGAGAGATGGGATGCTGACATGAAACGTTTGCGAGGCATTGCTGGTGATTCATACGAAGCACACCGTGCAGAACAGGGATGCTTGGGTGATCCGCGTGATTGCTTAACGGATTTTAACAAAAAACGTGCAACCAAATCAAAGTCGTTGGGAGAAGATGCTGAAATCAATGATATGCTTAGGCTAGCAGGGTTAAATAAGACGACTCAAGTAAATCATTCATCAGAGATTAACCCAAAGGCAGTTGCTGCCAAGGACTACCATTCAGGTCAGTAGTTGAAAAATTATGCTGAAATAAAAATTAGAGTAAAGAAACCGTCTAAGCACACCCATCTTTATGTGATATCAGCGGGTAATTTATTTAAAATAGGGGTTACTAACAATATAGAACGTAGGATGAAAGCGTTGCAAACTGGTAACCCTTGTCCATTGCAGTTAGAATACTTAGATGAACGAAAAAACCCACATAAGGCAGAGAAGTATCTACATCTGCAATTCCAAAAAAACCATGTTCGTGGTGAATGGTTCGAGAATATATCATTAAAAGATATTAGAACCAAATTGCTATTATTTTTAGATCAAGATTAAAGTACAAAAACTAATTGCAAGATAAATAGACTTATGCTATACTTGGTAACAAGGAATGCATAATTGTTCAAACAACCAGGAAGGTTGATTTGAACTAGGCAAAACTTAAAAAGAAACATAGGTCTAATATAGGAGAAAATTTATGGCAAATTTAGCAGATATTCGTGCTCGTTTAGCAGCACAGGAAAACACAAAATCATCAACCTTTTCAGGTGATAATACAGTTTATGCACATTGGAACATTGACGAGGGGGATACGGCAACATTGCGGTTCCTACCGGATGGAGATACATCCAACCCATTCTTTTGGGTAGAACGTGCAATGATTAAGCTACCGTTTAATGGTATTAAAGATGGCGATGGTAAAAAAATACTAGTGCAAGTTCCGTGTATGGAAATGTACGGACCAGATGAAACCTGCCCAGTGCTTGCTGAGGTTCGGCCTTGGTTTAAAGTAACGGGAATGGAAGATATGGGACGTACATATTGGAAGAAGCGTAGTTATTTATTCCAAGGGTTGGTTCATCAAGATCCAATGGGTGAAGAATCCCCACCTGAGAATCCAATTCGCAGGTTTATGATTAGTCCGCAGATTTTTAAGATTATTCAAAGTAGTCTTATGGATCCAGAAATGGAAGAATTACCAACTGATTATTCACAAGGATTAGATCTTCGTATTGTTAAGACTAGCAAGGGTGGATATGCTGATTATTCAACGAGTAATTGGTCACGCAAGGAAACGGCACTTAATGAAGTAGAACTAGGTCATATTGAAAAATATAAACTAAATGTCCTTAGTGACTTCTTACCTAAAAAACCTGGTGATGTTGAATTGCAGATCATTAAGGAAATGTTTGAAGCAAGTGTTGATGGTGAAGCATATGATCCAGACCGTTGGGCTCAGTATTACCGTCCGTATGGAATGAACAAACCTGATGTAACAGCAGTGCCAAAACCAAAACCAAAACTAACGCCAACGCATCCAGCTCCAGTATCTCCAGTA